GTGACCTGGAGGATGCAGGCGATGACGTGGCACGCGCTGCACGTGCGAACGTTGACAAGGACACGGTCGCTGCGGTGAAGGCTGCCGCGCTCGACGAGAACGAGGCACTACTTCAGGAAGCGTTCGAGATCGAAGCGGGCATGGACCACGGTCTGCGCCTCGCGCAGAAGAACGTCTGGGCGAAGGAACTGCAAGAGCCTTGGCGCGGCCCCTCGTTCGACGAGATGCTGAACCAGGCCGGTCTGACTGACGGCATGCTCGCAGACCTGGAGAAGCGCACACAAGGCGAGGGCGCGTCGAAGGTCGCTCGCCTGCGCGACAAGATCGCTCTGTACCGTTCGGAGCTCGCGCCGCCCTCCAGTCCGAAGAAGGGCCCGATTCTTCGCGCGCCTATGCCAGGGCAGCGTCTCGGCATCTCGTCACCTGCTGTAGAGATTGCCGATGGCCCCGCACATTCAGACAACGGAGTCGCGTTCGACTACGGCAAGAGTTACTACGACAAGCTCGAGGAAGGTAACGATTTCCTCAAGCAAGAGGGGATTGACGCAGGCGAGGACAGCTACTGGGCGAAGCGTGTCGAATACAAGCCGATCGACGATCTTGTCTCGCCGCGCGCCGCAGAGGGCACGCTAGACGCCCAACGCGTCGCCCGTTACGCGGACGAGATGCGCAAAGGCGTCAAAGCAGACGTGGACGCACCTGTCACTCTCGGTGATAAACGTCCTGACGGAAAGTTCCCCGTCGAAGACGGTAACCACAGAATCACGGCTGCTCGCGAGGCTGGCCGAAAGTTCGTCCCTGTCGAAGTTGAAACGCGCGTCCCGGTAGACCAGGACGTTTCTGTTCGCGGTACTGCACCCCAGCCGGAGACCCGGCGCCGGCAGCAGGTCATCTCCTCTGCACGGCGCCATGGAGCGCCCGTCGCGCTCGGAGACAATCCCTACCAGAACATTTCGGAACTCGGGGGTCTACAGAAGAGCATCGCGAAGGCTACAGAAGTCACGCCGGGTACTCCGGTGCACGCCGTGACTCTCGGGAACATGGCTGTCGCACTCGATCAGGTGAAACGCGACGCGGACAAGCTCGCGGTCTCGCGCGGGGGGCTCATCCACGAGCGCTTGCTGAACCCGACAGAGGCGCTGAAGCAGACGCTTGAAGACCAGACGACGTTCGGCAAGTTCGCGGAGGCGCAGGCAGCCGTGAACCCCGTGTGGACGTACGACATCGACACGTCCAACTCCCCGCTGATCAAGAACATGATCAAGGAGGGCAACGTGAAAGCGAACCGCTTCGGCGGAGACCGCTACGACGTTGCGGACGTGATCGACCGTAAGGCGCTCGCAGCGCATATGGACCGCGTTGGCGTGCCGGAAGGCACGGAAGACCAGGTAGAGGAAGCCTTCAAGCGTCGGCTGCGCGCGCGCGAGCTCTCCTACACGGAGCGCATGGCGTGGGCGGAGCAGAACCCAGAGCTTGCGCAGAAGCTCAACCGGTACACCGAGATCCGTAAGCAGGTTGAAGACAACATCAACAAGGTTGCACTCGCAAACCGTGCGCTTGCCGTCCGCAACGTTGAGCCCGGTCTGGCCCGTCAGATTGTCGAGAGTGTGCCCGTGATCGGCCCCGTCACGAAGAAGGTGGCGGATCGTGCCGCGGCATGGGCCACGGACCGTGCGCAAGATGCGTCGGGAGCAGCCTTCGGAATCAAAGCGCAGGCTGCCAAGGTGCAAGAGCGCCTCGGGAAGGCAGCAAAGAAGCTGCCCATCCTGAACAAGGCGCAGGGCGAGACGCTTGAGCGCGCGGTTCGCTCCACGGCCACGAAGCAGGCAGTGCAGAAGGCGCTCGACGCTGCAGAGCGTGTGCAGGACCCGGAGTCTGAAGACTACGGTAAGATGCAGTCCAGTCTGCAACGTCTGGAGTCTGCACTCGGGCCGGACATGGCCAACACCTACGCCGAGCAGGCGCAGAAGCGCGCGCAGTTTTTGCTCGAGAAGGCGGGCCCTGCACCGGCTCCGAGCGTCTTCGGCGGACAGCCTAAGCGCGTGCTGGATGACGAGACCGTGGACCGTATGGGTCGGTACATCGACGCAGCTGATGACCCTGTCGCCGCGCTCGAACGTATCGGCGCAGGCGAGGGCGACCAGGAAGACCACGAGACGCTCGAGGCTCTCTACCCGGGCATGCTCCAGGACTTCAAAGCGAAGGCTGTGTCCCGGCTCGCAGAGAGTAAGAGCGAGCTGCCGTACGACACTCAGCTCGCGATCGCGCAGGCGCTGCGAATCCCGCTCACAGACGAGCAACAGCCGGACAATCAGGCTTTCTGGCAGAACTTCTCCCGCTCGCAGGCGCAGGCGGGAGCGGAGCAGGCGATGCGCAAGCGTGCGCCGAAGTTGGGCGGCGACGGAAAGCAGTCTAGGGCGGATCGACTCGGCTAGCCCCCACTCACCTTGAGTGAGCAAGGAAGAGGTAGAGCGTAAGGCGCTTGCGCAGCTCATTCGCCGGGAGCGAGCAAAGCAAGCGATCCGCGTCGACCTGTTCGATCGCCAGCTCGGGCTGCACGACGATCCGTCGCAGTTCAAAGCCACGCACGCAGGCCGCCGCTCGGGCAAGTCCACGGGCATGGCGCCCTCTGCCTGTCTGCACGTGATGGACGCGGGCTTCAACGAAGTCGTGATCATCGGTGCGGAGACCCAGAAGAAGGCGAAAGAGCTTCACTGGGCGAGCCTGCAACAGCTCGTAGTGGAGAAGCGGCTGCCGTTGATCGCGAACAGCTCCGCGGGAACGTTCAGCACGCCATGGGGCGCGAAGATCATCTTTTGGGGTCTGAATGACGCGGGCGCAGTCGAGCTCTTGCGCGGCTACAAGATCAAAGCGGCGTACTTCGACGAAGTACAAACGTATGCCAAGTTCCTGCCGCGTCTGATCTCCACCGTGCTCGAGCCTGCGTTAGGCGATACGGGCGGACCGTGCACGCTCTACGGTACGCCGAGCGTAACGCGTAAGGGCGACTGGGCAGACATCTGCCTCGGCAAGACTCCAGGGTGGTCCATCCATCACTGGGACGTCCGTCAGAATAAGAAGTTCCCGCGTGACGCGGAGTCGATGCTGCAGCAGATCCTGCTGCGCAACAAGTGGACGTGGGACCCCACGGACATGAGTAAGACGAACGCCATCTTCGCCCGCGAGTGGCTCGGTCTGTTCGTCAACGATCCGAATAGTCAGGTCTTCCGGTACGACCCGGACAAGCACGATCGCGACGCACTCCCGACAGCGCGCACGAACGGATTCTGCACGCTTGGCATCGACTACGGCACCACGGACGATCCGTGTGCGTGGGTCGTAATCTGGTCTGCGCGCGGCTCGCGCGAGATGTACGTGCTCGAAGCGCAGGAGCACTACAACCTGCTCCCTGACGACGCTGCGGAGGTGACAAAGTCTTTCATTGACCGTTGGAACCCGCAGCGTGTGGTTGGTGACGGCGGCGGGCTCGGCGCTCCCTACGTCAAGGCGTTCAACCGGCGTTACGGACACCTGTCCGATCGATGGGTGCAGCCTGCAGAGAAGCAGGGCCGACTGGGGCAGATCGCGATCGTGAGCGGCGAGATCGACTCGGGCCGCGTCCATTGTCTGCCGGCAGCCCGCGCACTCGCTGACGAGTGGCAGGTCCTGCCCTGGAAGGAGAGCAAGGACGGAAAGGACGCGCACGAGGAGTTTGAGTCAGGTTTCTCAGACCACATGTCTGACGCAGCCCGCTACGCGATCATGAGCCACCTGACGGACGTGCCGGAGAAGCCGAAAGCGGAGCCCACGCCGAAGGAGATCGAGGCTGCGGCCAAGGAAGCGCGGCTCGCTGCGGCGCGCGCAAGCAAGAACGAAGGCTTCGATATCTGAGTGCATCGGGGCACGTCCGGGGACACCGCCCAAACCCTCTCAGGCATGAGTGCTGAGCTGAACACGGCTGCCAAAGTCATCGCCCCCGCTGCGCGATCGACGGTCGACCCCACCCATCAGTTCGGGCTGATTTTCCGCATCGCAACTGCGACCAGCACCACGTCCGCCACGGGGTCCAATGACATTCCGAAGGAGTGTCGCGGGCGGTACTGGCGTTTCTTGGTGCACGGCCCGGACGCAAGCACGCCTGTGGATCTTCAGTGGGCCTGGGTGCTCGATAGTGACGGCGTGGGCGGCAAGGACACCGCGCCAACGCTTGTCTACAACCAGACGACGGTCACGGGCGTCGGCAACGTCGGCGCAGCGCAAATGCTGCTCGACCGTCAGCCGGAGCACTACAAGTGCCCGGACAACGCGCGTGGCGTGATCTTTATCGCGACGGCAGCCACGGGCTTCTTCGAAGCACATATCTCTGGCGAGAAGACCGGAAAGTAGCCCGTGCTGCAGCTCGACAACCCTTGTCGTGAGCGGTCCGCGGGCGCGGGGAATAGCCGGGCGATGTACCGCCGAGACGGCGCTGTAGCGCGCCGAAACACGCGCGGCGGAGGCGGGTCCGGGAGAACACCGCTGCCTACGCATGTGATCGATGGCTCTTCAAACGACGTGTATGACGCGTCGGGAAATCTGGTGATTCCCTAATGGCGAACGTTCAGCACGGAAACCTGACGCCGGGGGCAAGCTCCGGCATCCACGTGGCACAGCGCTGGTCCGTTGCCGACGCGACGGCGCGGCTCGCGCTGTCCGTTGCATCGGCCGACGTCGGCGGCATCTGCTTCCAGCAGGACGTGAAGCAGTTCTACATGCTGGCGGACACGACGCCGACGTGGAAGTTGATGCCAGGGCAGACGAGTACGCTGACGGCTCAGGGTACGACGCTGACGACTGCCACGGACATCACGGACGCCATCAACCAGGCCGCAGCTCTCAGCCCCGCGTTCTCTCAGCACGTCACCGCGGTGCCCTCTGCTGGCTCGGCGGCTTGGCAGTTCCTGGGCTTCCCCGCTGCTCAGGTGCTCGACAGCTCCACGTTGACCGCGCGCCAGAACCCCGCCACCTCGCGCCAGACGCGACGAATCCGCATCGGTTACGTCGCTGCTGCTGCGGCGATCAACCGTATGGCGGGCGTAAACTGGTTCGGCCCGGGCGTGAACGGTCTGTGCAATCGCACCGAGGGTTTTTACGCTTCGATGTACGCGCAGCTCGTGACGCCCAGCACGAACGGAAAGTTCATCATGGGCCTGACGGGGAGCGCGAACCCGATGGCGGGGACATCCGGCTCGGCAAGCAATCCGTCCGCTGTACTCAACTCGTTGATCGTCGGCAATGATTCGCCTGGCGTTCTTTCCGCCATGTCGAACGACGCGAGCGGCACTGCGACCGTTGCACAGTCTTTGACGGGCACGGCATCCGCGACGGCGGGCGCGGAGTATTTCCTGGAACTCTACGCAGCTCCTGCGGGTTCAGTGGTCTATTACCGCTTCTCGCGTTTGGATACTCCGCTGGTATTCACAGGCTCTTTCACTTCTGATCTACCGGCAGCCACTACGCAACTGTTCCCCGTGATCGGTTACCACTCGAATACGGATGCTGTCCAGGTGGCTGTTGACGTCTCCAACTTCCTCGTCATCGTGCCCTGGAGTTGATCATGCTGACCTATGTTGTGACGATCCCGCTGTACGTTGACGCGAGCCAGGACCCCTCGATCGGCTACACCGTTCAA